AGGGTCATTTCACTGCCCAGAACCCTAAATGATTGGTTGATTTCAGAAAGAGCTTTCTTAAATTCGCGCTCGCCTTCAACACCAATCTTTAAGCCGAAACTGTCTGCCATGCCTTCACCTCCTCCTTAAAAAAGGGCATAAAAAAGAGCAACCTTTCGATTGCTCTTGAAGAAACTGTAATATTTTGTGTATTTACTTTAATTCACACCGGGCTGCAACTATTTCCTCAATACTGAGTTCATTTCTAAATTCATCGAACCAGCCATTTTTATCACGGTCATAAGAAAAAACATTAATGCTTGGATTTTCCTCATAACAATTAGCCACAACCGCCAACCTGTAACAATCCTTATAATGTCGCATTTTCTCGTATTCGTTTCGGGTTAATTGCACAGATATATATGACTGTGAAAGACCTTTTACTTCTACTAGCAGCTTGACTTTTCCCTTGGAAAATTCCAAATCCCACCCGAGATTTTCTTTATCGACCCGTTTACACGAGAAACCGTAATCTGCGTAATACTCTATCGTTTGTTTTATGGCTATTTCTTCAACTTTCTTTTTTGACTCAACATCAACCTTACTTTGTCTTTTTCTTTTATACTCGATTTCCGCTAATTTTGTTGCTTTCTTTTCGTGCTCCTTTATAAAATCAATTACTTTTTGTCTGAATTCATATCCTATTTCGGAATCGGCATACCAGACATTGCTTCGTCCTATACCGCCTTTTCCTTTGGGAAATTCGGGAGTTCCAAGTCTGTCTTCTTCTGTTAATAGGGTTACATTCTTATTATCAGCGACAGCATAATATCCTACTTGGCTGTCATTCCAATCTTCATAAGCAGTTTTAATTTCGCGGTCAACTCCTAAATATTCTTGATATTCGGCATATACCTTTGCGTTGCGGTACCAACCTACAATTTTACGTCCACCTTTTGGATGTGTAGCTACAAAAACACACAAAACATTCTCAAGCATATCACCATTAACTTTTTTGCCAAAGTTTATTCGAGCCAAATTGAGAGAATTGCTTTGGGTCATTACATATCCGTAGCTTCGGCCACCACTGTTTCTAAAATTATATACTTCGCCACCAAATCCATGTTCAGTAATGTAAGAACCGCCATTAATGATTTCTTCGTTATCGACTCCATCATAAGATGGCATCCAGCCCCCACTGAAAAAAATAATCCTTTCCAAAACTTTACCTCCGAACATTATTTAAAATGCGCTAAGTAGTCATACCCCTTCAGGAATAATATCGTCAATTGTATGGATTTTTTTAGGCTTTTCGATACCATACCATTGCTTGTGGCAGGCCCATAGATCAAAGAACAGTCCTATAGGCATAAGCCAGAACTCCTCGGAATCCATACCCATTTGAACTGTTCCATAGTATAAAAGCCGGGTAAAGACTTCAGAGTCCGTTACCCGACTTCCGCGTTTTTTGGGGCTTCTTCCTCGCTTTCTACATTGCGTTTCGTACCTTTGAACATCGCCTCAGTAATTGCGTTTTTATATGCTGCTAAATCATGCGGTGAAGTGAGAAGTTCCACTTCTTCCTCTGTGAGCAATTCTTTAGGTGATTCCTTATTTCTAAGGTTGTGTATTAAGATGGACTGGTTTGCCAACAGTGTAATTAGCCAAACAATTTCGTCCAATGCCATCTCAAAGTTCTTGGATTTCATTAGCTTTTCTCCGAGGTTCTCAAGCCCACCATATCGGCCTGCAATCGCTTTTGTTGCACGAGTGGTCAGAACCAATTCATATTCTTTTCCGCCTATGTTGATAGCAGCAGTCCTTTCATTATCCATTGTTATCCTCCTATGGTTCCGGTGCGTACACAGGTTCGTAAACTTCTGAGAACCACCCGGTAATGACAGCGGCAGGAACGCCTGCATCGCCTTCGGTTACCTCAGCTTTCCATGGGTGCTTGCCCAGCCCATCTAATTTATTTCTTCGTGTGACTGTTCCTTCAATAGTCGGTGTAGAGAAAGTAATAGAATCAGACTTAGTCTGCAGGTTTGTTGCTGGTAGCCCGAACACCACACGGTACAACCAAAAATATCGATATGTTCCGTTGGCCTTCTGTGCACGAAATCCTATAGCGACCGGAGCGCCAACATTTTCGCTGGCAGAGATAAGAACACCGTTGTCATCAGTTGATGCACCAGTTAGATCTGCCGCAACTGTTGGGCCAATGTCATCCACTCCGAGTGTGAGGGTACCACTGCTGAAGTCTTTAACAATTTCTGCGGCACCGTCGTCCGCATACAGAATCGCCTCTACCAATTCTACAGATAGTTCAGCGGTTATGGCTTTGGCAAGCACCGAAGGCACACCATAGGTTTCCTCACCATTAGAGTCCTCGGTTATTTTTGCATAGTACAGTTTATCCAGACCGATAGTTGCCATATGTTATTCCTCCAATCCATAGTTTTTTGCCACATCTATGGCGTAATGATGATATCCAGTATCATCCTCATGTCCGATGTATCGTCGCTCGGTTATAGTGAAATCATCACTTAGTAAAGCAGTAATGATCTGCTTTTTCCTCTGTTGGTAGTTGCCTTTTGAAAAAAGTGAAATTCGTACTTCCTGCACATCAAATCCGGGAAGATTATCCGCATGAAGTTCAAAAATGTCCGATAGAGGTAATAGGACTACATACTCATCCGGAGCTTTGTCAGAAAAAACACCAGTTTCCACGGGAAGAGGTATAGCGCTTACGATAGTAGTAAGTTCCGATAGAATACTCATATCTTGCCAATCTCCTCCTCTAGCTTATTAATCATTGCATTAGTGCAAGGTCTGCGAGATGCAGTTCTTGCGGGCTTCATGAAAGGTTTAGCGGGTTGTCCGTGTTTGCCATATTCAAGGACACTTGCAATTTTTGCATTGTTTTCACCATCAGGGCGAGGCTCCGCGAATCCGACCTTCACATTGAAGTTTCCATTTCTATCCTGCTTAGCATCAGAAAGACCTAATGATGAAATAAGTTCACCCGTACTTCTTGAAGGATATTTCGTATCCTTTCCGATTACAGCCTGCAGATTGTCTTTGACTTTTTTCAGAACTACATCACCGCCTACCTCAAGCACACGAGGAACAATTACATCAATCTGGTCGCCTAATCTGGATATACGCAGAAGAAAATCTTCCGGCATCTTTATATTTACTTTTGCCATATAATCACCTCATAGAAGGTTCTATTCGTTCGGTAAGAACCTCGGTATACATCCTGCGTCCGCGTACATCTTCTGAACTAAGTATCCGGTATCGGTCATCAGCACAGACGATAATCATTTCAGAGTTTATTTCTAAACCTGGGATTTTTCTAAATCGAAATAGGGAGGAGGCCGTTGAAAATGTAGCCATATTTGCCCATCGCTCATTACCATGCCGCTCCTCCTTGTATGCCCGGACAGAGGCAAGCAGTGTCTCTCCTGCAGTAGAAAATCCCTCTTCGTCTATAGTAGGATTGGTGCTGATTATATTAATGAAAGTGTTCATCTTTCCAAAGCTCATAATCTACACCTTCCAATCCCGGTCAAGCCTGAGAAGTAGGTTTACCGTATTCCAAACCTGTTGACCTGCTTGCACGCTATCAGCAAAGAAACCAGCTGTCGAGCCATCTCTGGTTTCGTAGAAATGACTCGACAACATAATTACAGCCTGTTCAGTAGTAGGTGGCATAGTGTTTTCGGAGTAGTGTCCTTCGGGAATATGCTGGTAGCTTTCTGCATAGGAGACGGCAGCTTTGATGTAATGCAGTAGAAGGCCATCGTCTGCATCATGCTCCAATATTAAGTTTGCTTTTACTTTTGGTAAAAGATTATCAGTTGTCATGCCATCCGCCTCCTTCTGGTTATTCCTCGTCTGCCGCCATTAACCCAGCCGCTTTCAGTTTTGCGAGAAGTGCATTGAAATCTGTTACAAGCGTAGCTGTGTCCTCAGCTATACTGTCAGCTTGATTTGCAGCCATTTTTACCAATCCGGAGACTTGTTCTGTAGCATCGGCGGGATATGCCGGAGCATAGAGCTTACCGGTTTCATCTATCTTAACTTCTACAGTATCATCCTCACCTGCTTCTTCAGCTATTACTCCACCTAGAGTTTCAGCTGTTGCCATAGCAAGTGCTGGCACATATAGCTTGCCATCATCGCCAATCTTAACTTCGACGGTGTCAATATCACCCGCTGCTGCAGCTTTAACACCGCCGAGAGTCTCCTCAGTTGCAACGAGAAGGGGATTAGCGGCGAGCCCTGTTACCGAAGCTCCTTCCTTAATTTCAAGCGTTCCGCCTATAACAGTTTTCTCTCCGCCTTGTTCGGTGTAATTCTTAGTGTTATAGCTCATATTGCACCTCCATCACGCTTTCTGCTGGAGAACCTTGATAGCCTCCGGCAGAATCAATTTGCCATCGACACGTTGGGTTGCAACAAATCCGACTTGGCCAGTAACGGCATAGAGCTCGTTTAGTCTCTTAAATACACGTCCTTGGCGATCTGCTACCCAATAGTAACTAAAATCACCAAAGGCAATGGTCTTCGCTGCGGCTTCAATGGTAGGTACATATGAAGATGTGTACAATGGACGGTTGAGAATAGTATCAGGTGTCCCAGCCTGTAGTGATGGCTGCCATAGATACTGCCCATGACCATCCTTCAGTTTACGAATTGCCTTTATAGTAGCATCGTTCATAACAAATACTGCTTTGTTACGGTAAGGTGCCTTTAAGGAGTAGAAAAGATCAAGCACCTCATCCATAGTGATTGCCGTAGCACTTGCAGTTGTAACACCAACTTGTGCTCCACCTGTAGTGGCGAGGATACCAGTTGGTTTGCCAGAGCCATCGCCGGTAAAAAAGGCTTCTTCCTCCTTGTTGCCGATACGTCTTGCAAACTCTCTGGAAATATACGCTTCCATGTCAAATGCAGAGTCGTTAAGTAACTCCTCGGAAACTTTGATCAAAGTTGCCAGTTTATACGCCCCGATAGACACCTGACCAAAACTGTCGTCACTATCTGTGATAGTCCCTTCCTCGTCGACCCAGGAGGCAGTGCCTTTGGTGGCAACGACTGGGATTTTTCTGTCACCGGAAGAAGTGGTGATAACTTTGGCCAGTGAGCGGAAGATATTTTCATCCTCAAGTGCTTCTACAAGAGTGCGTTCAAATTCATCGGGAACCAGATAACCTCCTTCTGATTCTGTACCGATTTGCAGAGCATTTTTTACATTTGGGTCAAGCCCTTCTCCTGCACGAGTACGCATAGCACTCCAGAACGCTTTTTTGTACTCATCGGATGCACGACCGGTCTTTTCTTCAGCTGCCTTGGAAGGAGCATTTGTAATGGGGTTGCTGGTTGCTTTTGAAAGTTCCAGGTCGATGGAAGCCTGACGTTCAAGACGCTCGATTTCTTTACCCAGTGCTATTACATCGTTCTCCATCTTCTCATAAGTAGCGGTATCCTCTGCGGACAGTAGTCCGTCACCACCACGTTTACTATCAAGGAATGCTTTCGCTGCATCCCAGGCTTTAGCGCGCTTTTCACGCAGTTCAAGAATCTTACTCATTGAAATTCCTCCTTCAAATTAGTGCAAAATTAAAGAAAGCCGCTTATCCAGCGACTCAATCGGGGTACCTTTTTTCGGTTTTGGTTT